TCTTCATTCTGTCAGTTTCAGCATCTATAATCGCTTTTTGTCCTAAGTTTTGTGCTTTCATTGCTTCGGCTTGTGCCAACATTTCAGCAGGATCAGGCTTTTGCTGCTCTGGCGGTTGTGGTGGCATTGGTGGTATCTCTGTATTGATAAATGTTTTCGCATCTTTAAACCCAGCCATCTCAATCATTTTGCTAAGTGTGTTAGCGTATTGCTGTAAATCAACCAAAGGATTTTGTGGCCCTAGAGTTTGCATGATTTGTTCTTGTTTTTGTGCAAGCGAGGTAAGGACTTGGAACTTTTCTTCATCCGATGATTTAGATATAGCAACATTAATCATCATATCTTTGTCTGAATCCCAGTATCTAGGGTCTACAGGAATAAACTCGTTGTTTAGTCGCATGACATCTTGTTGCTCTTGGTGTTTGATAACCAAAGAATTAACCAGTTTAAATAAATCTTTCATGCCATCTGCAAAGTGTCGGCAAATAAGTTCTATTCTGCCTTGTGCGCCAGACATGGTTGCTGATACTGCGGAAGCTGTAGAGCTTTGCAACGCATCTGCGTTTAATCCAGCACTAGCCTTAGAAACACCTGTTCTGTTTTCTTTGGCTTCATCTAAATAAGATAAAACTGGGAAAGCCTCTTTACCAACAAAGGGTACAGTAAAAGGTTGCACCATTCCAGGCGCTCTCATTCTAATTGGTTGACCTATATCGGTGTTTAAAACATCATCAATGTTTACTTGTCCTTCAACTATTCCCATTCGTGGGAAGATGGCGTGGCCTAAACTATCAAGCGTATCTCTCATTATCTGAGATTTAGCTGCCTGAATAGGCATCAGGTAGTCCGCAGGACATGAACCGATGGAGGTATGCGGTTCTGGATCTGGGCAGAAGAGTGTAATAGGTAAATCATCCCAAGGAATTGTATTAACAATATTTAATCCATTCCCAACGGTGCATACCCTTATCCTTTCATCTATGCCATCGCCATCTAAATCATAAAAAACATAATGTTCTACATAAAGAACATTTTTGCTGTTGTTGTCTGCTCTATCAACACCAGTAAAATCTGCGTAGGGGTTTCTTGCTTGTTCTAGTTCGTAAGAATCTTCATCGACTGCACTTCCAGAACCAGCAAACTGTTGCATTTCTTCTTTGTCATAACCCATAGCAACCAAGTCGCTAATTGTTTTAACCATGCGGTGTGCAACATAGGGTGATGAGTGTAAACTTCTTGCGTGTCTGGATATTAATATTTCTTCGGTTGGTACAGCTTCAATACATACTTGGTCTTTAGCTTTTACTCTGCGAATAGTTACATCATAACTAGCAGGAGTTTCTTGTACTATCTCCTCACCAGTCATTTGATCCATAACTGTCATACTTTGCATTTCAACCTTTTCTTCTATCATCTCTACATCAGGATCTAGCATTAATGCTTGATAGGCCTCTGGCGATATGTTGCTGTATTCGTGGGTAGATGAACTAATGGTGTCATCCCAGTAGGCTTTTACATAACCAGCCTTTCTGACCAACGCATCTTTAAACACATCGTACATAACTTTAAAACCAGGATTCTTTTGTTGAATGATGTAGTTAATATAATCGGTTTGTTGTTTGGCAACTGCAATATCTTCTGGGCCTTTGGGTATAAACTCAACGACCTTGCTAGTACCAAAGAAAGTTCGCATGATAGATGGCAGCATAAACAATACGCTATCTCTAACATCGGTTGATACAAACTCTGATTGCATAGAGCTAGTCGATGATGGGGAGTTACCAAGGTAATAATCTGTGGCATCTGCTCTTTCTTCATCTATCTGGTCGATAAAGTCTTTGGCATCATCCATTTCGGATTTTAACACGCCCTGCAATGTTTCCATATTTGCATCATCGGTTACATCCATCATTTTATCTTTGTTGTCTTTTTCCATAAATTTTTATCCCACTCGTATTATTCTTGATGTCAAGGGTTTCTTGAAATTATACCCTAAAAAGTTCTCGCCACCACTAAAACTTGCAGCTGCGCTTGCCATGGTTAATGCTAATGCATCGGCTTTGTCGGGCGATTTTATGCCTCTTTTTTTCATTTCATCTTTTGATTCTATTTTTATTTTTCCCGTAGAAGTGTACTTGTAACTTGGTGCGGCTAGCTCCGATACAAGTTCATCATCATTCGGCAGTCTGCAATCACGCTGGGTAAGCCAATCTTTAATAGCAAACCAAAGTTCAGCGCGTAGGTTTAAATAGTTTTTTCTAGTAGCTGGCGCTTCTGCTACATTAACCCCTCTCACGGGTAAGTTTTGTTCTGCAAGCCTGTCAACCACACCACTACCAAGACCAATGACATCAATTAATATTTCGCTTGGTACTTCTAGTGCCGTGCAATCATCGTATCTATTTTTAATTGCACCGCATAATTGCATTAAATCCATTGATTTAAAAGTTTTAATTTCAAAAACTGTATTACCTTGTCTTATGCATAGCGCAGAGTTGTCGCCACCAAAACGAGCACATCCAAACCCCACACAATAGGTGCTTTAGCGGTTAGCGATACATCTCTATCTATAGCAGCTCTTGCTAATTCTATTGGTACTACTGAATCATCATCGGCATTTGGAAACTCTCCCATTACTTCTACTCTAGCAACGGTTGAATCTTCACCATATTGTTCTAGCATATCTTTAAATAGCTTTTGATCTGTTCCCTCTACAGTCCTGGAGTCAATTTGTTGTAGATTCCAGAACTTACGCTTAGAGGTAAAGCTCTCATAAAACGGCCCTGTGTTTCTACGCGGGTTAGAGAAGGTAAACCAAAAACGATTTTGGGTGGGTTCAGAGAAGAAACCTTCCGATACGCTGTAGATAGGAGCGGGAATACCCGATGNCTCATCCATTATCAGACATACTCCGTAAGATGAATGGATGCCTGCAAACGCATCTGGATTTTCCTCGCTCCATAATTGTGCTTGGGCNTAATANTANCCCGTGTCTATTTTTAGGTCGCGTTTTAGTGCTTCTTCAAACCANCCATCTGGNTTTATGGTAGTTGCAGTTTTAGTAAACCAATGATTGTTTATAGACAGCGTTAGCCATTTNCCTAGTTCCGCCCATGTTCTTGAACGAAGCTGTTGTTCGGTGTTGGCGGTTACAATAATTGTAGAACCAAGTCTGGTTGATAGCATCCAAAGTATTAACCAAGATACTAAGGCAGACTTTCCTATTCCACGACCAGAGGCAACGGCAAGTCTAAACATCTCTGGTGTTACTTCACCTTGGTTTCTTTGTATGTGGGTTGTTAAATCTTTTAAAATTTTTTCCTGCCACTCTCTTGGGCCATCAAACTCTTCAAGGGGGGTGTCTTTTTGTCCCCAGGGGAAGATAAATTTAACAAAGTTGTAGGGATCATCCGCAACCTGTGGCGACCATATCTCGGTCATTAGTTCTTTTTCTGCTTCAGCTCCGTACTTCATAAATGCCTTGTGTTATTACCTCTCAATATTGTATCAAAAAAAATTAAAAAATTTTAGTTCTACAGTTACATATACAATACCCCGCCGCAAAACATTGACTGGGGGCCTAAGATGATAGTGAGTACTAACTTACTTTATTGTTAGTAAGTGCTTACTATTAATCATTAATAAACTTGTACCGATAACGAACTGGCCACCCTATTTAGTATTGTTTTTTTTGCTAGTCTGATTGTCTACCACGTTGTTCTTCTCTTTATGTGTTGATTTAACAGCGTTTATAACGCGTGGTTTTTCTATAGTCGCCAATGAGTCGCCAAGTCTGTCCTTTGCACCAGTTAATACTTGGTTAAGATCAATCGTTGCGTGGACATTCTCAACCCTGTCTTTCCATATTTTAGGATCTTGATTCTTTAAATAGAAGATTTGGGCAACAACCGAGTTTTTTTCGGTGGCCGATTCAAATAAAGCATTTGTTACTTGTGCCAAGCCTCTCGCCTTGCCCTTTTTAATAGACTCTTCAAAATCTTCAGAACGCTTACGGTTACGATCAATAGTATTCCAGGAAACGCCCAAAGCACGGGCGATTTGAGAGTTACCAAGCCCACGGCTGGCAAGGTTTTCAACTTGCTCTAAATCTATTTTAATACGCTTTCTACCCGATTTTTTAGGCAGTTTTTGTTCTTTTATTGCTACTTTTTGTTCCATAATTGATATTTTTTATCCTTTATAAACCCTTATATTACAGCATTTGTTAAAAAAACCCTATGTTTTTGATGCTAACTACTTGATACATAAGTATAATTTGTTATGCTGTGTGAGTTCATAGTAAATACTTTAGGAGGTAACTAACATGGAACAAGTAAAAGAAGAAGCAACAAATCACGGCGTATGGTTTGCTAACTTAGGAGCTTATAATCAAGGGCGTATGCTTGGAGCTTGGGTTTATCCCTTGCAATATGATAGCTATGAGAAATTTGCAAAACGTATTAAAGAAGTAACAAGAGATA